TCAAATACGCGAAACCGAATCAGTCATAAACATCATGTCAATTTCGTCCTCGTGAGCAAGGACGGATTGGGCTTCAAGCTGGTTTATGAGATGCAAATAGATCATAGTTGTTTGCACATCTGAATGCCCCAGCCTATCTCGGACATACAACAATGGCTCACCTTCAAACTCTTTGCTTTTTCGAAGAGCAAGCAAGGTATAAGTCCCATAGGTGTGGCGTAGCATGTGGGCCCGAACATAGAAACCGCACTTTCTTTCATAGGACTTCATAACGTCCACTACGGAATCTTTTGAATAATGCCTGCCTTCATTAGTCAGCAGCAGCGCGGTAACACGTCCATCACCATTGGACTTACGAACCTCTCGTTGGTGAAGGGAGTAAGACCACATGCTCTCCATCAACGACCATGGCACGTCGATAGTTCTAGGCCGGTCGTACTTGATATGCATGTCTGAAGGATCAAGAGCAACACTGATCATTTGCCTTGGGCGCAGTCCCTTCTTCAACCTGGGGTTGAACACATATTTGAGAGGAAAAGACCTCGCTTCACAGGAGCGAAGGCCGGTACGCACCATGAGGTGGAACAATATCTGGTGGCTTGGATCGGTATCCAGGGCAAGGCATACCTTGACTTGATCCTTGGTCAGGAATTTGGTCAAGCGCTTTCGGTCGCGAACCATCACCGAAACTTTCGTGCTCTCGGCTCCGGGCAGAGCGATATGACTGAGAAGACCGGAATGTTGGGCAACTCTTACCCTTTTCTCACCGAAGGGCAGCACAGTTATCAGGTTGCGCTGCTTAGCCCATCGGTAGAACCTCACGATCAAGGCCAGACGATTGTTCACCGTGCCGGGATCAAGTGCTAATTCTCCGCTCGACCAATCCCTGTACCTCGACAGAGCACTCAGACCGTGAGCCGGGCTTTCCTCGTCCCAGCCCAATCCATTGGCTTCCAGGAAGGCAAAGTAATCGTACAGACGCCGTCCATAGGCTTCCCAAGTCAAATCGCTTAGGGCCTCACCTGACTCGATAAGCGTGTGCCAAAGGAAGGATTGAGCTGGCTCGACTGGCCATCCCTCTGACCCAATCAGCAACGGAAAGCCTTCAAAGGATCGACCTGCTAATGCTAGGTCTTTTGTTGCGAATACCAGCCTCATGCCGCTGCCCTAAAACACTTCCAATGGATTGCCTTATGAAGCCTGGAAACTGCTGTTCCAGAGGGGTTCAGAAGGTGGCGCGGACTCTACAGGATTTACTAACGATTCCCACCCCTCAGATCGTTATTGCTCAGTACGACGATAGGCACCTTTGCCAGATCTGGACGAAAGACCCGTTCGCAGCTCGCATAGAAACTGTTGCAGTCAATCAGCGCGAAGACCGGCGTGTTAGACATGACTGCGCACCGTGCTGGTGATCACGCCCCAGATCGATAGCTCATCCCCCTCCAGGACATACCGCGCTGGGTATTTCGGATTCTCCGACAGAAGAATCACCTCTTTCCCACGTTTGCACAGTCGCTTGCAGACGGGATCATTGTTCAAAAGAGCTACAACGACGTGTCCGTGGGCCGGCTCAATTGACCGATCCACAACAGCCAGGTCTCCCTCAAAAATTCCCGCCCCTTGCATACTTTCACCAGTAATCGCGATGAGATAGACATGCGGCGCCCTGATATTTAGGACCTCATCCAATGAGATGTGCTGCTCGATGTGATCGGCTGCCGGTGATGGGAACCCAGCAGGTACACGAAACGAGCAGAAAGGCAGCTTCGTGCCGCCTTCGGATATAGGACCTAAAATGGTAAAGCTCATGATGCAGCCTTCTACACATACTGTACGAATGTACAGTTAACTTTGCAGCCGGCTTGCGGTCAATTTTTCTGTAGGGGATTTCGACAGACGGAGAGGTGCCTATGTGCGGAAGGCTTTCGCAGTACCGGGGAATCCACGACTTCGTTGCAGCGCTGAGCATGCCCAATGCTCTGGCGAACTCTGTGGGCGATCAGCCGATTGAGCGGTACAACGTGGCGCCATCAACTACGGTTGCATTACTGCACCTGCAGGGAGACCTGCTACACGCCGATCCAGTTCGCTGGGGTTGGCGACCACACTGGGCAAAAGACCGTGCAGCGCCGATCAATGCTCGCGTGGAGAAAGTCGCCCACGGCCCGTTCTTCCGGGCGATCTGGCCGCACCGGGCGATCACGCCTATCGACAACTGGTTTGAGTGGGTGGATGAGGGCGGGCCCAAGAAACAGCCCTACCTCATCCGCCGGAGAGATGGTGCACCGATACTCTGCGCTGCCATTGGCCAACTGCCGGACGCTGATGAAGGCCCGGGCGAGCATGATGGCTTCGTTATCATCACCGCCGATAGCGCCGGGGGCATGGTGGACATTCACGACCGGCGGCCTGTGGCGCTGACGCCAGACCTGGCACGGGAATGGTTGGACCCGGCCACGCCCAAGGAGCGAGCCGAACAGATGGTTCTACATCAGGGCGAACCGTCCGAGGTGTTCGAGTGGTTCAAGGTCGACACGGCCGTGGGCAACGTACGGAACAAAGGGCCAAGGCTGGTAGAGCCACTAAATTGACACCACGCAAAATATCAACCATTCTTCGACTCAATACAATCAACGTCAAATTGGAGTACGCATGGCTAACATTCGTTTGTACGGCGTTAATGCTTCAGGCAATGCTGGAGATGGTATAAAAATTGCCGGAAATGCTGACGTATTGATTGATGGGCTAATAGCAAACAATAACGGTGGATCTGGCTTAAATATTATTTCAAAGGATAATCTATATCAAAAGCTTGGAATTCCAAATGATATAAACCCTGACATTCTTTCGAAAATTCTTGTTGAAATCTCCAAAAACCCCGCAGCTGAAACCGCTAAAAAGGTTGTCGAGTCCAGTGATCTTTATGCCTATATACTTCAAGCTGGGCTTGATATTACAACATTTACCGCAAATCTTGTAGCAATTGCTACAGGTGTTGACTTGAACGCAGTTCTTGCGTCTCTAAGATTCTAACCTCACCTGGCCTGTATGCTCTTTATATAGCTTTGGCACGCCCTCAATGCGATCAGTCCTTGGTCCCCATCATCGGTGATGGCGATAATTCGTTGAGCATGCGCTGGGTCAAGTTGGACTCGACGGGCTGCATGAACCACGCCGGCGGCGCCGGGGGCGGCAGGCACATTGCAGCTACTGGCTGTGTCCGTGGCGTCGAGAAGGACTGACAGCCGGACATCAGCAGTGGCAAGGCGATCGCGCAGAGCAGCTTGGTTACGTTGGGCATTGGATAGTTCCTGAGCGTGTTGTTGGTCCTGCACCGCAATCTTCTGCTCGGTGGCCAGACGTTTGTCCTGCTCGGCCTTCTGCTGCCGCCAGGCCTCGTTGGTGATGGCGTCGATCTGTCCCCGATGCGCGGCGTTCTGCGCGGACAGCTGTTCAGACAGTTGCTTGCCCAGGCGCCAGTCCTGAATCTGCCATGCGCCGGCGGCGGCACTGGCCATCAGGACCAAAATCAGCACGACCAGGCCGGCCAACTTCTGCACCGGCGTCACGCCAGCACCTTAAGCGCTTTGTCGTAGAGCTCCTGGCGGTCGGCCTGTCCGGTGAGTCCGCCATTGATGCGCCGGGTGATCTTCTCGAACTGCCCCTGATCCGCCAGCGTGTTCAGCTCCTTGGTCGACCAGAACCAAGCCGCTGACATGGCGGCGTGCTGGGGCAACTCAAGCAGTTCAGGCTTGTTGATAAGGTCAAGGCCCAGGGCCTCGCCGCACGCGTCATAATTGGCGCGCCCGGTGACCTGGATCAGGCCACGCCCGCGGTACTTGGAACCGTCCCCCTTCACGGTGTTGCCCAGATCGGCACGACCTTCGTACCCGGCCTGCTGCTTCGTTGGCCCCCAAATCTCACGCACATATCGCAACTGCCCCGACTCGTGCCCGACCTGGGCGATGAATGCGGCGATGCGCAGCGGGGTCACGATCGCGTGCCGGCCCATGGCTGCATTCAGCACAGGAGCAAAAACGCCAGCATTGCGGCCGGCGTTTGGGAGTATCTGCAGCAACTGCTGCTCGGTGATCGGCATGGCTTTCTCCAGAGGAAAAAAAACCGCACAAGGCGGCTGGTGGTCGGCTTCAGCAGTTACGCAGGAACATCAGGCCATTCGATCGTTTGAGGGTAATCCGCTTGGTCGGGAACGCGGCTGAGCGCCACGCGGTACTTCTTCCACGCCTTCAGTGCGGCCAGGTCGGCATCGGTCGCTTCGTCGACATCGACCGCGTCCTGAAGTGGTGCGATCGCGTAGTCGGCGGCTGCGCGCAAGCGATTGATTTCGGTCTGCGCCTCTGCCAAAGGGTCAGCAACCGGCGGCGGAACGACAATTGCCTCCAAGTCCGGCACCAGGATATGCAGCGTGATCATTGTTTTCAGGTCATACGGCTGGCCGTCCATCGTGACGGTTACGGTCAACAGCCCGTCGGAGAACGACGTATCAACGAGTGCCTGGTTTTCCGAAGGGTGCAGCGAGAAGCCCCAGCCCTGGTCCAAAGGTGGAAACGGAACCATGCCAAGCGCACCGGTCAAGCAGTACACACCCACGTCCTTACGGTAACTGCCCACGTCGATCCCGCCAAGCGAGGTCAGGTCGTACATCGCGCCAGTAGCGCCCACGATATTGATTGCTGCTCTTGCCATGATTAAATCGCCTTGAGGGTGCCGTCTTGGGCACGGGTGGTGTTTCCGTCGTGGTAAATCTTGCGCCATGGATCGCCCGCACCACTCGCGGCGACGGTCCGGAACATCAAGTTCATGCTGTTTCCCGTAACCACTTGTGCAACGAGATCCATAGCGCAGTTTTGGAAAGGGTACTGAGCGCGAATGCCCGCCCAGTAAGCGCCACCTGCTGGCACCAGCGTTGTGCTGTCCCCGTAGTTAATGAAGTGACTGCCTTGCTCGATAAATGCGGAATTACCCACCATGGGCGTTGGTGAGCTCACGTCCTGGATGTTCCCCGCAGCACTGCCAACTGCTTTGAGCGCGGCCGCCCCCAGCCCAAGATTTGCGCGCGCGGCAGGGGCCGAGGTTGCTCCGGTGCCACCATTTGCAACAGGGACAGTGGTCATGCTCGCCACCGGGCCAAGCCCAGAAAGCGTGGCCCCCCACTGCTGAACCATCAGATTGACCGCATCAGCCAAAGCTTTTGGATAGCCGTTAACTGGAACGATCCCGTAGGCAGCGCCTGCTGATGTGGCCCCCCGGTACGCCGGCGAGATCGACACAGAGGTATCGCTCGACGGGTTGATTACCTGATAGATGCCGTTGTCTGGACCGACAAACATGTCGCCAGACCGGCAATTAGAAAACTTCGTACCGACGCCAGTTACAACGGCATTTCCGTTAGTGACTGTTACAGTCCCTTCTGAGAACCAAGAAGCCATATTTTTCTCCATGCGTAAAAAGACCGCTCAATTGGCGGAATGTTACTCTTGACTAACGTTGAATAACTTAATGAAGATCAGCACCATTTTCAGCCCAAGAACCTTCAAACAGAAATAGTGCCGAATACAGCGGGTAGTAAGAAGTATATTGGGTTGGATACAGTAGTAACACTAAATCTTAAAAGTGAGGCCGTGAAATCATACCTTAGCCCGGTCCCCCGCGATTCATTGTTCCCACCCATCATTGGCATTCTGGCATTGTTTACCATCAAATAGTCACCAATCTCATAACTCATCGGAACAGAATACCAATTAGTCGGCAATCCCTGAGCGCTATAAGTTGTATGTGTGTAGGTCCAGTTTTGTACGGCTCTGGTAAACACAGCTGCCTGGGTTCCGGAATCAAAAATTTGCTTGCCTGTTGCATCCCAAATCCTCAAGCCATAGGACGCGCTGGGGACAGAGGAAAATGCGCCGATGAATATAGATCCAGAATGTGCCTGTCCTGATGTTATGGAGCAACCAGTCCAAGCACCAGCAGCCCCTTCTAGCAACACTCCAAGCTGGATGAGTGACCCATTGTTCTGCGGACGCACAAAAACAAGTGGCGGCTCTTGCGTGGTAACAACAGATGAAAATACGACAGAGGCACTAGTTGTATAAGAGCCCTTGTGAAATACACATAGCCTCGCATACTCTGAGTCTAGGGATATCGCACCCGTATCATTTAATACTTGCAGTCCGTAACTCATCAACCAAACCTTGCGACTATCAGTCGCATTGTTGCGCTTGAGAAAGAATCGGAAGGGCTACCTTTTAAGAAGTTTCTTGTATAAACCACATCCTGTGCCATCTCACACTCCAACTGCCTATTTGAAGTAACTTGCGACGTATCGTTATTAATCGGCAAAAAAAAGCAAATAGAGTTATTGGCATTACATCCTGGAACCGAAAATGTCCTAGTCCCACCCGGCCCCGACGCATATGAAACCAAGACGGATAAAACGATCCTGTAAGTCGATATACTGGTATCAAATTCCAAAGTTCTATTAGATGACCACATCCTTAGACCGAAACTCATTAGGAAAGCCTCCCCGCCATAAGCCTGAGTACCTCATTCAAATCGAACACCGCGAGACCATCGTTGTTAAGGACGGAAGACCCGCCCACTCCAGGACTGCGAACAGTGAACGTACCTGCTGGTATGTTGATTTCCAGCAATGGCCGGCCCTTCGAATCAACCGTAGGCGACCGCAGAGTCATGCCCAAGATGATCTCCTGAACAAACGCCTTGCTGATGATTGCCGTATTGAAAACAGCCTGGCCATTCTCAATGACAAACATCGGAATTACCTTTCCGTCGATTTCATTAACCACAGCCATACGCTGGGCCATGATCAGGAACTCGGACTGCTCGCCGTTCGAACCAAACGCAAACCCCGTGGCGACCTTTCGGCCATCCACTACTGTTTGAGCTTTCATGGTGACTTGAGACAACACCTTCCCGTTGAGCTGAACCACGGTTTCACTGACCGTTTGGACAGAGGCACTTGTCTGTCCAATGCTGGATTGCAGCGTTTCCGATACCTTGGCCTGGGCCTCGATTTCAGATGCGCGCACCTTCTTCTCCGTGCTGATGGCTGCGGTGGACTCCCATGCCTTGATCGCCCCTGCCAGATCACCAGAGCCATCGTCCCCACGAACCGAAGCCCGCAGCGCCTCGTTGCTCGATGCCTGGGATGTGATCTTCCCGTCAAGGTTGGTGACTTTCGTGTCGAGGCTGGTGAGCGCCTGGGCAGTGCCGTTAGCCTTTTGATCGACCGCAGACAGATCGCTATTCAGTTTGGTGATCTGCGCCGCAGACGTCTCGCGGTTCGATGCAACAACCTGCTCCAGTACAGTCAGCGACGACTTGTTGTCGCCTACCTGGGCCCCTAGGGTGAGCAGCTGCTGAGCCATCGCATCGTTTTCGCTGGCTCGGGTTTTACGCTCTACTGCAAGATCAGCCGTAGACGTCCATCCTTTGATTGCGTCGGCCAAATCGCCGGCGCCGTCATCACCACGGGCAGCTGAGCGCAACGCCTCAACTGAGGTGGCGGTGGCCAACACCTTGCCGTCGATTTCCTCGATCTTGGTTTCGATGATCTGGACCTGGGATGCCAGTGCATCAGTCGTTTCAAGAATGGTGCCGATATCGACCCAGTACGTAACGTCGGGAGGCGTTGCGCCCACAGGCACAGGGCCTTTCGCTTGGTAGAGTCGCTGATCAAGCCGCACGATGTCGCCCTTCAGATAGGGCTTTGCCGGGTCGTAAGCGAGAGCATCGCTTACCTGCTTGATCAGATCCTCCAGCTCCTGCTTGGCTTCCTCGAGGCGCTCATTTACTGAGCCTGGGCCGTCGCCGGTGATCAGCTCTATCTCCTCGCGCAGGCTCTGGTACAGGGCGCCCTTGCCGATCTTCTCGGCGTAGTACGCCTCATAGTCGCTCTGCTTGCTGCTGGCCTGACCGTTGACGGCGCCTGGCAAAGGGAAGAACGGGCCGACGTTTCCAGTCCGGTCAACCAGGCGCGCCCAGAAGAACAGACTCGCCCCGGCCAACAGGCTGTGCATCTCATGCGAGGCCTGCGGGTAGCTGAAGTCGCTCAGCTTTACCGCCGTCGTCAAGTCGGGCGACTCGCTGTACCAGAGTTCCGTCCGTTGGGTGTCCTCCGCACCTGGTGGGAATCCCCACTGGATGCCGATGCCATAGATCAGGCTGGTGGTGGTCAGGAACGACACCGCCGGCGGCAGGCCTGTCTTGCCTTCCAGGTTGGTCAGGCTGGAGTTTTTCCAAATCGACGAGATTTCAAACGCGCTCACGGCGCGCACTCGGGCCAGGTAGGCGCCCGAGTAGATGCCGGTGACATCAACGCTCGTCGAGCCGGTACGCTGCACCTTGATCCAGTTGCCGCTGTCCTTGCGCCACTCCACGTCATAGGCAACGGCGCCAGCAACAGCTGGCCACGAGATGTTCATGGTGCTGATGGCGATACCCTGGTTCACCGCATAGCTCGACGTCAGTGTGACGCTGGCCGGCGGCGGTACCACGGTGATCGGGATAACACTGATCGGCCGCTCTTCCAGGCGCGCGCCTGTGTCGATGTGCGCGAACTTACTCGGGTCGTACTGAACGGCCGATATCTCGAACACACCAGGCTCTGGCCGGGCCACGCTGACCACCCGGTAAAGCGGGACTGCCAAGTCGTCAGCATCGAGCGCCCACACCAATTCCGGCTCAGGTGTCACGGAGTAAGCCACGGTGACCGTAACCTGCCGCCCGCTGACCAACTGCACAGTGCGCGCCTCGCACTTGCCGTCAGGCAGGTTGAGGATCAGTCGGTCGCCTGGCTTGGCCTGGGTGTCGCGGTCCAGCTTGATGACCTTGCCGTTTACCGCTGAGATACGCCCGCCGATGGCACGCCCGGCGAGCAGTTCGTCAGCAATCGGGATCACGTAGCCAGGCAGCGGGATACGGCCATCCAAGCCAACCTTGAACGTTACGGCCCGATCCTTGGAGTTGGTCAGCAACGCCCACTTGCCGCGGCGCTGGGCCTCCGATTCGCGGGTGCAGCCGATAGCGCTGATCTCAAGCGGGTTATCGCCGTAGCGCCGCTGCAGCTTCTGGTCGGTCACCGCGGTGACATCGGTGTCGTAGTTGTTCAGCGGGTTGTCGTAGCTGACCAGCGCTCTGGTGTAGCGTGTGCGCTCCGATGCGCTGGAGTAGGTGAACTTGCCGTCGATGACGTTTGCCCGGGTGTAGGCAAAGTCGAAGTCCGTTGCGCGCGGCATATCCGAGAGAGTGAACACCTGGCCCTGGGCCCAGTAGGTCATGCCTCGGTAGATCGCCGAGATGTCGCGCAGCAGTGACCAGGCATCGGCTTTGCTCTGCAGGTTCAAGTTGCAGATGAAGCGCGGCTCCTGGCCACCCTTACCGTCCGGCACCAGTTGGTCGCAGTATTGCGAGATTCGGTACAGCTCCCACTTGTCCACCATCCACGGCTTAATGCGACGGCCCAGGCCGAAGCGGTCAGCAGTGGTGATGCCGTAAGTAGCCCAGGTAGGATTGTTGGTGTAAGCCTCCTTCAACGTTCCATCCCAGACACCACTATATGTGCGCGAGACCGGGTCGTAGTTGCTCGGGACCTGCCACTTGCGAGCCTTACAACCGACGGTTACCGCCGGAATGCTGCGAAACTGCTCGGCGGAAAACTCGATGTATAGGAGCGCGGTGTTTGGATAGCGGATCTTTGCGTCAATCACCTCGGTGAAACCGGCGATCTGCATGATGTCCGAAAACTTGCCCGGACTATTTTGGTTTACCGTCAACCGTGTTATGCGCATCAGCCAGCCGGTGGTGGAGTTCGGCAAGTCAATTCGACGGGTACGCTCGTATAGGGTTGTGGTCTTCCCATCTACCGCCTCGTTCAAGACCTCCTGGTAAACCCCGCCATCGGTTGCCAACTCGACTTTGTACTGAATGCGATAGCCGTTGATGTTGTTATTTGCATCGACGGACTGAAGCGCCGGCCAGGCAAACCGCACGCGCACAGCGGAAAGCTGGGTGTTGCTGATCGCCCTAATCCACGGGGTTCCGCTGCGCAGTTCGGTGTTGATAGTGGTCTCGTTCTCGACCGATGGAATGCCCTGGATATAGGTCTGGTCCACGGCCCCGATGCGCCACTCCCACTTGACGTTCGGGAAGTTCATGTTTCCCTGTGGGTCTTGCAGCGGAGTGTTGTCGAGGTAGATGTCCCTGGCGGTTGGTGTGCCTTCGAATTCACCCTCGCCCACGGCGATGAGCATTTTTGCAATGGCAACCGAGCGCAGACTGTCAGGGGCTTCCGTTGGCGTTTTAGGCTTCTCTTCGCCGCCCTTGGCGCCGTGGATGTCGATCTTGCTGTCGTCGCCCATCTTTTTCTCCAGGCAATAAAAAACCGCCTCGTGGGCGGCTGCAGTGCTGTTGGTTGCGGCTACATCTGATCTTCGGCGTATATGGCGGCACTGATGATCGCCCCGCCCCAGCGGCGCTCGCCGATGCAAAGCGGTACCGGGTTGCCCGAGGCCGTGGTGTTCTTGGCGCTGCCGAAGGCGTAGCCGGGCGTGTTCTCGGGCGCGGCGCTTGTCTTGAGTCCGCCAGCCTGGGGGCTGAGCATTTGAATCACGCCGCCCAAAACCATTGAGCCGCCCATCATTATCAGGGCCGAGCCGAAAGGGGCCATGGTGCCAAAGCTACCACCTGTGATCACCAGCCCCACAACAATAAGTACGGCTCCAATTATTGTTTGTAGAGCCCCGCCACGCTTGCTACCAGTGATCACCGGAGCAATACGGATGTCCCCCTTGCCAGTGAATCCAAGCTCTTTTTCTCCGACGTTTTGAGCCCCACGGAAAACCGCAAACTCGATACCTCGCGACTTTGCATTAGACAAAAACCGTTCAAAGCCTGGGATTTGAACGCAAAGCGCCTTGATTGCTTCGGCCGGTGACCGTACCGAAAGACGGAACGACCTTCCAAATTGGCGCAATTGGCCGTATAGGAGAACCGTCGTCATGGGCTGATAGTTGATTACCAGTGCCGCCATAAAAATCTCCAGACAATAAAAAGGCCCACCGAAGTGAGCCAAGGAAATAAGTCTGTGCCTACAGACAGCCCTGAAGAGCTCCCAATCTCTTATTTGCAATCCAATTGGGTAGCACTACGTAATATTTTGAGACCGAGCCAGCCCCTTCAGGCTGAACATCTACGAAATAAGCTGAGGCCTCTGTGAACACGGTGTATCCGTTTGGTCTTCCAGCTTGAAGAGTTGCACCCGGCGTTCCGCCGAAGATTGGCTGATTCTGCCATTCGTATTGGACACATTCTGCGACGTTTTTATCTGACTTTTTTGAATGCAAAACCTTGTAAGGGCCATCCAGTCGCGCTTCGTTCATTGTCGGCGGCATACACCCCGCCAGCATCGCCACCGCCGCCGCCGCTATCAAAATCCGCATGATCGATCCTCATCCTGAAAGTGCCGACTGTATCACCCTGCATCACGGTGGCGAAGAATCAGGCGTGTCCGGTCATGCCATGGACCGCCGTAGACGATGATCTCGGACGGCCTACCGTATAGGTGATGCAGCAGGAACGGGCCGGGGCCGAAGGTAGCGGAATCCTCACCAGGCAGCGCCGGATCAGTGCCCAGATATATGCCTGCGTGGTTCGGGTGCACCGTCCGGCCAACCTGCATAACGATCATGTCGCCGCGCTGAGGGCTGTCTACGCGCACAAAGCCGGCAGCCTCGTAATGCTGTTCGTAGAGACTTGGGTTTTCCGCCCTCTCCCACCAGCCATCGGCGCGCTGGAAGGCTTCGAATTCCAATCCCCACTCGCGCTGATACCAGTCGGCGCAGACCTGCCAGCAGTCCCAGGCGCCGTGTACGAACGGGCGCTTGAGCAGCGGCGTACTGCCGTTCGGCGTGATCGTCCTGAGGTCTCCTTCGGGCCAGGAGAGAATGTGCCAGGGCAGCGCCGTGGCCTCGCACATGGCCAGGTCGTGCGGTGACGGCCGGCTGGTGGCGTCCGGGTGGGAGTGGACGATGCCGATCACCTCTCCCAGGTCCTCCGCTGCGGCGTAGTCTTCTGGATCAAGCCGGAACTCTTCCTTCGGATCCGTGGCGATGTTCCTGCACGGGAAGTACTTCTGCGCGCGGCCGACGCCCAGCAACAGGCCGCAGCATTCACGCGGATACTCGGCTGCCGCATGCGCCTGGACCGCCGCAACAATATGCTTGCGCATGGTCAGCTCCGGGCAATCAGGGAAACGGCGGGGAATCCGCCGAAAGAAAGTTCGTTGTTCTCGCCGAAGCGCAGCTTGCAGGACGATAGGCAGCCCTTGCATTGGTCCCGGGCGGGATCGGTCGTTGGGTTGTCCTCGTCGTCAAACATCGCTGGGCCGGTATAGCCGCAGTCCGGCCCGCGGTAACCGTTGGTCATGGCCCAGTGGCAGAAGGTCGTCATCTGTCGCCCAGGCAGCCCGTGGTTATCGATCTCGCCCGGCGAGGACAACTCCCAGACCACCGCCTCGCCGTCTTCGCTGGTTTTCTGGTCGATGTACCAGATCTCCAGCGCCTCCTGGGTAGGGTCGGCCGTTGGGTTACCTTCTGGAAAATTCACCGCATCCAGGTACTGGGCCAGCGTCTCGCGAACGGTCAGCTTGAACTTGAGCATGTCCTCGAATGCCAGGCACAGCGCTGTGACACGGCCATTGATGTTGCCGGCGGCGAACGTTGGCCTGGTAGCCGATCCATCGCTGTTAGAGCCAATACCTTCAACCTGCACAGGCCAGGCGGCGTACTCGGCACCCTGCCACCAGATCGACTTGGCTGGGAGCTCCTCTTCCACCCCCTCATAAGCCAGAAGCTCATCCGGCGTGTGCGGTATGGCGTGCCCGTGAAAGCGCAGATAATCGGCGCCGTATTCAGTCCCGTCGATTTCGAACAGGCGAATCTCGCCGCCGGGCTCCAGTTTTTGGATGTCCGCGATCAGTGCCATATATAACCTTTAGGGTTGGAAGTTTTGTTCGAAGGTTGCGGTGAGCGTGTAGTTTTCCGCGCCGTGGGGTGTGAGCTGATATCCATCACATTTGTACAGCCCCAGCTCACCAAGCGGCGGCGTCCACAAAAAGCCCCTGGCGCCCTTATGGGCGTCGATGAAGTCCATTATCTGCTTGGTGCGAATGCCATCACCGAGAAACGTGAGCGGCCAGGACTGCGATTTGTTGTTGATGCCATCGCTTACCGATTGCGCGTAACCATCGCCAAAGCCTTTGGTGCGGACCCGGAATTTTGCCTGGCCCTGCGGGTCAGTCCTCGGGCACCAGGTGAACCTTTCAAGCGCCATAGTTGATTACCCACTGATTGCTCTTTTAATGCTGCCGCCCTGCCCCAGGTCCTTGCGAATCAGCTGACGGTAACGCTGGTCAACAAAATCACCGAGATCCTTCCCGAACTGCTGATATGCGAGGTCATCCGCTGTAGCGCTGGTAGTCCCATCACTTGCGACAGTCACGGTCACATTTATCTGGGCAGGAGCGCCCATAGCGCCAGAGCCGCCACCAACAGCCCTCACACCAAGAGCACCACTCGCTGTTCTGGTCAGCGGCATGATTGCCTCTGGCCCAGCCTCCCCCATCAATCCCATGCCCCCGGCCATCCCAAACGCCGTTGGCTTGCTGACGATAGAGTTTGTGAATGCGCCACCATCGGCGAACATCTGCACGCCGCCCGACCATGCGCCGCCCTTGGCTTGTGGGAAGTAGCTTCCGGAGTAACCCCCAGCAGACGCCCCCAAGTTGGACGAAGTGGCACCAGCAGACCCGGCCGCAAGCCCATTGCCGCCAGCTGCACCACCACCGAAGTAACTGGCCGCAGCACCGACCAAGCTGCCCAGCAGAGCCGAACTTGCCTGGCGGGCAGCGATGCGCGCCATATCGGCCAGAATGGATTTGGTGAAGTCGGCAAACGACGCCTTACCGGTGATGGCAAAGTTCACCAGCGAATCTTCCATGGAGCTGAAAGCGTTGCTGAACATGCTTTTCGTCTGGCCGGCGACGTCTTTGGCGCTATCCAAATAGTCCTGCCAGGCGCTCTTCGCGCCGTTTGACCAGTCGCTTTGCGCAGAGTCCATCTGCGCCCATCCCTCCTGCATCGCAGCCACTTGCTTCGGCAGGTACGCATTTGTCAGGTCAATCTGGTCTTGAAGGGCTTTGCGCTGAGTGTCAGTTGTAGCTGTTGCAAGCTCGGTCCGAAGGGAAAGAACTTTATCGTTGGTCTGACGCTCAAGCTCCAGGCGCTCGAGATAGCGATCGGACTCCTTGCTGCCCATGGCGACGGCCGCAGCCTGTGCCGCATACTGCTCGCGCTGATTGTTGAGCTGCCGCTCCAGGTCAGCCTGGAACTGCATCGCCTGGGAAAGACCGGTGGCGGCGTTAACCGCCTCGTTGAACTGGCTCGCCAACCAAGCGGTGGCTTTACCGTACTGCTCTTTGGAGATTTTTCCGTTTTTCTCCAACAGTGCGATCTGTCCGGTCTGCTTGCTGAATTCGTGCGCCGCAGCATTTACCGGATCATAGGTCTGACGGAGTTGATCAAAAGCTGTGGCGGCCTCTTTGAGCTGGGCCTTGAGTTTGCTCTGGGCCTCCGTGGCGGCTTTGGTGGTGCCGTTGAGTTGAGCTACCTGCTTATCAATCGCCTCAATTGCTCGCCTGTAGCGGTCAGCGTTTGCAGGATCTTTGGCCATTGCTGCAACGAGCTCGGCACGGTCCTCCTGCAATTTGTTCAGGCGATCATATGAGTCGAGCAGTTTCAGTGATGCCGCGGTGGTTCCAGTAAATGCTGCGGCGACCTTTTGCTCTTGCTGCTCAACCTGCTTATTTCCCTCAACCAGTTTCTGATCGCCCCAGCCGCGCAGATCGCTATAGGCCTTGTAACTCGCTAGACGCTCATCCGATGCTTTCTTGGCGGCCCCCAGGTCCTGCCCGAACAGGTCCCCAACGAATAGCGTTGGGTTGGTGGCGAACTTGTTGAGCGCGCCCTGCGACTTGTTATAAGCATCCAGTGACCGGTTGGTGGCCTCCTCGTCGGAGACGCCGGCCAGATGTCGTGTTTTCCGGTCCGTTGAGAAAAAGGACGTGACCTGCTTCAGGTCATTGGCCATTGCGCGCAAGTCGTTGGGCAGTTGTGCCAGGCCGCTTGCGGCGGCGCCGGTCAACTTCACAACCAGCGCGGCCAAGTCTGCCATGCCCTGCTGGAACGCTGGATCCTTAACGATATCGCGCAAGCCATCGAGCGAGTTTTGCAGGGGGCCCATATCAACGTTTGCTAGCCCGGACACGAACTCGTTGCGCAACCCTTCGACCTGGAACTGCAGGTCTTGGATGATTTCGTTTGCGCGCACCAGGTTCGCGATCTGCGCAGGATCCATTGCGATCCCAAAGTCCTTTGCCTGGGCCAGGTACTTGCGCAGACTCTCGCCCCCTTTATCGAGCAGGGGCAGCATCCGCGAAAGATCGTTGCCAAGGCTCTCGAGGATGTTGATTTTCTCGGACTGCGTTGAGACCTTTTTAAGGCCGTCAGCGATTGCCAGTAGCTGCTTGTCGGGCGCCATTCGCGCCAGCTCTTCGGCTGACAACCCCAGCTTTTTGAGACCTTCTATGGCCTCCCCGCCGCCGGTGATAACTGCGTCGCCGATTTTGTCGCCGATATCCTTGAAGATGTCGGCCATCTTGTCGCCGCTGAGTCCGGCGCGCTCGGCGGCATATTGCCACTGCTGCAAGACAGTGGTCCCGATACCCAGGGATTTGGCCCACCGGTCGGTCTCGGTGGTCGCCGCCGCAGTGTTTTTAAGCATCACCAGCGAGGCGGTACCCACACCCAGGGTGGCGGTCACCACGGTTGCAAGTGCGCCGCCGATCTTCTTGCCGGCGGCCTCGGCACGGGCCTCCATCTCCTTCATGCGCTTTTCGGTGAGGCGGCCGGCTTTATCCATGCCTTGCTCGAAACCACCGATGCGCGCAATCAGGTCCAGCGTCAGCGTGCCGAGTGAACGAGTAGCCATGGGCTATTTCCTGTGGATGCGCAGGTCATGCCCATTCGGCCATTGCCGTCTCGAGCGATACCCCTGCTTTTTCTTGGTGAGGCATGAAGTCGATCAACTCTGCGGTGCCGCCGCCCAGCCGATTCACCTGCAGCGCAATGATCGCGCCCATCTGCTCGGATCGATTCGCCAAGTTGAAGGAACCATGTTTGTTTCTGTATGCAGCCCAGGCCATGGCCTCGGGATAACTGATATTGGCCTTGGCCTCTGCCACTGTTCGCCCGCCGACTCCGTTCAGCACCAGCTCATGCCAGAACTCATCGGCGGCTGTTAGTTTTTTGTGCGGTCGGCCCCGGTGTTATTGACCTCATGCACGGCGGCAAGAATGGCCCAGCCAAGACCAGGGTTCAGGCGGTAGGCATCCTCGTAGGAAATTGCCTCTTCGCCGTTTTCGCCGAGCGTCACGCAAGTCGAGATGTACTTTGCATTGCGGCTCTGCTCTGAATCGCTGGCAGAGAAGAGCTTTTCGATCATGCCGAATGACTGCGGCATTACGAAAATCGAGAACTTGTCAGTGACAGGTTTGCCCTTGGTGTCCTCGTGTTTCCACACAACCGCTTTTTTTACCATGGCGCCGCCGACGAGACCGCCGGCAGCTTTCAGTTCAGTCAGGTTCATGTTTCGCCCTTATGTGGTTTTCTTGATCCAGGCGGAACCGCCCGAACGCTGAATGGTTGCAGTGGTGGTCACGACGGTGTTTGCAGCGAACGAGAACGGGAAGTCCGACACGTAACCTTCAAACACGAACCAGGTCCGCGTGGCCGGCAGTTCGAAATCATCGCCGTCAGTTTCAAGCGTTGGCAGCGCCGTACCATCAGACCAGCCCACCGCCCACTTGATACTGGTATCGCCGTCAGCCTCGGAAAGCTGATGCAGGCGAATATGGCTAGCGTTGTTGGGATCAGCATTCAAGCCCAGGGAAGCCTGGCCAGGGGTGCGCAAGCCCTTCTTGTAGCTGCGCTCCTTGGCGCTCAGGCACGTATCTTCAATCTGGTCAGCCGGCGCACCGCCTGGGTCAAAGCTGGTGGCACACTCCACCTCCATGACGGTATAGGGGCCAGTGCCGGAAAGCGGTGGAACGAGGGCAAAGACCTGCGTGCCCTGGGTGAGAATGGACATAGGTGTCTCCTGCGGACAAAAAAATACCCGCTCATGGCGGGCTTGGGTTTGGGGCTTGGTTATCGGCGGACAATCCAGTCCACGCTGAAGCTATAGCGGTATCGGCCTGTTTCGGTGTCCCGGTTCTCGCCGTTGTAGCCAACCACCGAGGCGGACAGCTCGACGGCGTACTCCAAAGCCTGCCCAGCGGCCCGTGCCTCAGCAGCTGTGGCGGCGTAGACATCGATCTGCAGGGTATGACTCTCGACGTCTGGCCGGCCTGCCAGGTAGTTATCGGGCGACCCGTCAATGATCTGCCAGACGCAGTACGTGCCCGCTGGATTATCCGGGGCCATGCCGAACAGATAGAGCCGGGTCGGGTTGGTGCCCAGCAGCGCTGTAACGGCTGGGTCGGCGGCGGCAACCTGAAAAATTGGCGGATACTTCATTGAGCGGCCTTCTTCGCTGCGCGCTTGATAGCGCGGTCGATTGCTTTCTCGTACTCAGTGACGAATGCGTCAGTTGCAGCGCTGATGTTGTCAGCGAGGGCCTTTCGCATGAACGGGGTGGCCTGCATTTTCTCGGTGCCGAACTCCAGAAGCCTCCAGTGGGGGGTTGGCCCATTGGCTGATAAATCAGGAGTGGCCCCTTTCTTGGGAAGCACAGCGCCATGCAGTACGCCCACTCGAAAGGCCAGATCGCCGGTCTGCTTGAACAGCCGCCCATTCCACCGAAGCGCGATGTTCTTGGCGATAGACCTGCCCGTTGCCGTGTCGTCCAGCTTTTCGGCGCCCTCCTTTGCCTTGTTGGCCACCAGTTGAGCAGCTTTGCGCAACGCCGAGCGCCCACCTTTGCGCTTGAGGTCGTATGTCACTGCCTCAAGCTTGCCGAGCAATGAATCTAAACCGGTGATGCTGAACTCCATGCCATCAGCCATCCTTAGCCCTCCCTTGAAACCAGAATGGTCAGGTACTCAATCCCAGACTTTGGATCTTCCAGCGGTCGGCCTTCGATGCTGTAAAACTCGCCGCGGTGCACGATTCGCATGGTCGAGTCGATACCTGCGCGGTAACGAATGACGACGCGAGCTGTCAGCTTTGACTGGATAGCAGCTGCGGCAATGAGGTCGCGAGCAGATAACGGACTGACACTGGCCCAGACCTTCGATACATCAACCCATGAGGGGGTCATTTCCCCCGTAGCCTGATCTTGCACGTACTCGGGGCGCTGGATGGTAATTCGATGACGAAGATCGCCGGCTCTCATATATTCACCCAGCGGTGAGGCTTCCAAAGAGCACTGGTTGCCATAGGCAGTTCAACCGCTACGCCACCGATCACCACCGACTCCTTGTCGCTGTACCAGTGACCGATCAGCATCAGCGCGCCCTGCTTGATCGCTTTAGTCATCAATAGCGCGTTGCCGACTGGATCAGGCAAAGTTCCTTCTGGATCGACCAAGGTGCGATTGGTCCAGGTCTCAAACGCACTGAGAGCTGCATCCCTGTAGCCCTCAATTAGCGCATCCTCATCGTCATGGTCGACCCGTAAGTGAGCCTTGACGATGGGCAGATCAATCATGGCTTGCTCCGTGGCTTGCGCTCGGCCTTCGGTTCACCTGCAAGCGTGGCGTACTCCAGATGCTCCACAGCAACGATGGCGCATCGCTCAGAGACCTCCTGCTCGCCCACCTCTATCTGGATCACATGATTACCGTCGACCGCGAACGGGAACGGCTTGGTAACAATGATTGTTGGCATAAATCCTCCGCAGGATGGGCGCCCGAAGGCGCCCTCCCAATTAGGCTGCGGCACTCAGGGTGAGAATCTTCACGGCCTGGGAGTCGACCAGCATGCCGCCGACGCGCTTGGTGGTGTAGAAGCCAACAAACGGCTTGTTGGTGTAGGGGTCGCGCAGCACGCGGGTGCCGATACGGTCGACAACGGTGTAAGCGCGCTTGAAGTCGCCGAATGCAATGGCATTGGCATCGGCGGCGACATCCGGCATGTCTTCGTTTTCGGTGATGCCGTAGCCCAGAAGGACCGACGGCGCGCCCGCTTCCAGGCCTGGGCGCCACAGGTAGTTGCCCTCGCTGTCCTTCAGCTTGCGGACATAAGCAACGGTCAGGTTGCCCATCATCCAGGTGCCGTTAGCGCGGTAGCCTGCCTTGAGGGCGTGAATCAGGTTGATCAGGCTGTCGCCAGTGATCGCGCCGGCGGTGCCAGAGACGAGCTTTTGCAGAACACCGAACGCACGCTCATCGTCGGCCTTCAAATCCAGGCCGTAAGCCAGCAGGCCTTTGGGCTTGTTAACGCCATCACCCACCAGGAAGGCATTCCCTTCTTTCTCGGCGAAGTCGCGGGCAACCTCGCCATTCAACCAGCCCTCAGCATCGAAGAAGATGTCGTCAAGGCTGGTCTGAGTGGCTTGTGGGTTGGCGTACAGCTCACCCATAAACGCAGAGATGTTGCCGAGCTTTGGAGTGTTGGTCGCAGGACGCGGATCGGTTTCACCTACCCAGCCCGCGCCGTTGCCGCCCAGGTTCACCAGGCGCTTGTAGTCTGGGCTACCAACGGTGATCTGATTGCAGACCTGACGCATAGGCGATGTATCGCGCAGCAGTTCGATGATGCTGCGGTCCAGCTCTTCGGGAACCGCAAAACCGCCATCTGCATCAACGCCGACCTGCAATGCCTTGGCCTGCAGTTCGCCCAGGCCGGTCTCGACACCCTTGCGCACGAACTGCATGAATGCGGCCTTGTGCTCACTGGCGGCCTTGGTGCCGGTGCCGTCTGGGCGTTTGAGGGACAACAGCTCTTTTTCCAGATTGCTTTTCAGCTCATCCAACTCGCTCAACTTCTCGTTGAGGGTATCGACCTGGCCGGACAGCTTGCCTTTTTCTTCTTCTAGGCCATCAATGCGCTTGTCATTGGTCTTTTTGAATTCGTCGAACTTCTTGCCCAGGGCTTCGGCGACGTCATCGATATCTTTCTTTTCAACAGCCATGAGAGGCTCCTTAAATGCGGGTCAGTAAAGATTTGAGGGATTGCATTGCATCGTCGGCATCCGCCTCTCGCGGTGAAACTGCGCCGTAGCCCTTGGCCATAAAGGCCTTGGCCTGGGAGCCAGAAAACCCAACCTCTCGAAGGGCTCGCTCCACTTTGCTGGGCGGCGGTGTTTCGCCGCGGGCCAGCAGAGATTTCACATCAGTGATCCGGGCCTCATCGTTGGCCGGGAACGTGACCAGGGAGAGCTCCCAAAGGTCGATGGCCTTCAGAATCCAAACTCCCTTCTCCTTGTCATACTCGTAGTCATCGAGCATGTAGCCGATGGAGGTCCCGGTCAGGCTGCCTGCCTTCATGTGCGCATGGGCACGCTTGGCAAGCGGGTCATCCTCAATAAGCAGGCGCCCTTTGAAGAACAACCCCACATCGTCTTCACGCATCTCGGTGTAGATGCCGATCGGTTCGTTCATGTTGTGCTGCCAGAGCATGGCCGGCAGGCGGCCCTTCTCTTTCCACTTGGCCAGACTGGCCGTGAATGCCCCGCGAACAACCACGTCGCCGTAGCTGTCCTCGACACCAAACACAGAGCCATAGCCCTCGAACTCGCCGCTTTCGCTGACCGATTTAATGGTGAGCGGTCGGTCAAGACGCTGTTTTGTCTGCATCGTCGGCAGCCTCTGGTTTGGTAGTCATGTTCATCGGGGTTAGATAGATATCGCCGCCTTCGCGGGGGTTTTCGTCTTCCAGTTCGCGGCAGTCGTTGGGGCTCAAAATCCCCCATTGGATGCCCTTGCCATAGGATTCGTAGCGGCCTTTGAGGTCACCACGCATCAGGGCCCCAGCATTGAACTTGGCGTAATGCGTCAGGCGGTCTTTCTCGCTGAGCAGGCCGACCTGAATGCGGTGCTCAATACGAGTCATGATCGGAACCAGCGAGTAGTTCACGAAGCTCATGCCCATGTGTTCGATGTTGTTGAGCGTCATCTTTTCCATGCTGGCCACCAAGTGCGGCGGCACGCGGAACAAGCCGCAGATCTGCGACTCGGTAAGCTTTTTTGATTCGATGAACTGGGTGTCTTGGGCGTTAAGGCTGATCGGCTTCCAGTCCAGCCCCATCTCCAGAATCATCGGCTTATAGGCGTTGGCCACGCCCATGTGCTCGCCCTGAAAATCCGCCTTGAGCCGCGCGAACGCTTCGTCGGTGAGCTGTTGCTCGGTCCGCAGGACACCACTAGTTACGGCGCCGTTGGTGAACAGCTTGGCAGCGTGAGCGTCCATCGCCTGGCCTAGCCCCAGCGCCTGACGCGCATAGGCAATCGGATTCAGCCCGTTGAGCCCATCCAGCGTGAACAAACGAACATGCCAAATCTCATCCTGGGTTAGCGTTTGAACGCCCGATTTGAAATTGACCTTGTATTCAACTGTCCAATCATCCTTGAGCTTTGGCGTAACGATGTCCGGGTTGAGCGGTAGAAGCTCAACCACGTTGCCCAGCGCCTTCACTTTATAGGCGTAGAAATTACCGCGAAGACAAAGACACGCCACCAACATCTCCCAGAACTCCTGGGCGGTCATGTAGCTATTGGGGGCCATGGTGATCAGGGGGTAGAGCCGGTGCCCCGTGGCAGGCAATCGGACGCGGCCCGTTTGCTTCAAAAGCCTACAAGGCAGCATCCCCATCGACTCCGCCAGCACCCGCACGCAGTTGAATACAACAAGTTGCTGCATAGCGCTGGTGGTTGTTACCCGTTGGCCGGCATTGCTTTCATAGCCAGCGCCCAGCGCTTGGGCAAGCTTCTCCGGCGTATCAATGACCTGTGTGTCGTTTTTCCTCCCAAGAAGTGAACGAAGCATCAGCGTCCACCTCGCACGATTGAGTACACAGACAGGGTGATCAGTAGCGCCCCACATACAGTCAATGCCAAAGGCTCACCCATCCACACCCACAACCCTCGAGTCAGCAAGGCCAGGCCAAGCACGCCGACGAGATCAGGCAAAGCCTCTTTCAGCGCCTCCAACTTTGGCGGCTTGATTTCTTCGGTCATAGGGTTCGAATTCCGTGCTTGGAGATATGGTCAGAAAGGGTGTCGTCTGGGTGCAGGTTCGCGAGAACGCGACCGATCGCCATGATCAACCCCACAGCCCCGTCAATTTTGTTGTCGTCGCCCTGCTTGATCGGGCGCACCACGTCATCGTTACCTGGAAGATTTTTCCCAATGACGTTGCCGATGCACCAGGTCATGATCGGGTTGCCGTCGTGATGGAACCGGCCCGACTCAATAGCGGCTTCCAGCTCTTTCATTGGGTCCGACATGTTGGTGTAGTTCTGGGTGGTGGTAATTGGGTTGAAACCCTCATCATCCAGATCGTGACTCAACCCAGTGGCACCAAATGGGTCGATTGGCGACTCCCGCAAAGGAGCCTGATGATTTGCCTCTTTCGTATCCTCCAAGATCTCTCGGTAATCGACCTCGGCCCCATCAGTTACTTCCAAGTGCCCGGAGTGAATCCATGCCTGAAACCGCTCAGACATCCGCTTGTTATCGGTATTGAATGCGGTGTCGTAGGGAACCCAGAACTTCGGGGCCACGCTGTAGTAGTGGACTTTCCCGTCAATCATTCGCCAGAACAGGCGAGCCCTTGAGTTCATGTCGAGCTTGCGCGCCAGGTCGAAACCTGCATTCCACTCTTGGCCCTCGAACTGCTCCAGGGTCAGCGTGGTGTCCTCGCAAGCCTTCCAGCTTTCCATGTTGTAGAAGCCGGACTTGGCACTCACCCAGAGATTTAGGTGCTTTGTCTTGAAGGTGTTGGTGAATCTGGCTGAGCGAATCGCTCTGGCCTGCTGGCTCTCCAGATACTCCTGGAACACCGACACCCCATGGTTCGGGTTGGCCTTGGCCAACATCTTCGGGTCAGTCCAGTCATCCCCCTCATCAAGCGTCCAGATCCAGCCGAACAACTCATCGTCGGGCACGGTGCCCTCGAGCATCTCGATTACCTGGCGGCGCTTGTCGTAGCAAGGACCCTCAATGTCGGAGCCGGCGGTGGTGATGATGAACATCAACGGCTGCCGCCTGGCCCCCATACCGGTGAGCATGGTGTCGTATTGGGCTGACGTTGGGTGTTCGTGATATTCGTCGACGATGGCACAGCTTGGTGAGGCACCATCACCTGGGTTGCCGATCAGCGGCTCGAAACGACTGAAGTCCGATGGGATGTTCATGTTCGAGGCGTTCACCTCAATGCCGGCGGCCTGCACCAGCATTGGCGACTTGGTGACCATCAGCTTCGCCGGGCGGAACACTTCCCAGGCCTGCTTCTCTGTCGTGGCACCTGCATACACCTCGGCACCGTACTCACCATCGGCGACGAACATGCTTATGCCAACACCACCAGCAACGACTGACTTTCCGTTCTTGCGGGGAACCTCCCAATAGCTTTCGCGGAACCGTCGGTAGCCACCCTTCTTCCTGACCCAGCCGAACGTCACCGCAATACCGAACAGTTGCCAGGCCTCAAGAGTGATCAGTTGTCGCTTGAATGCCCATTCGCCTTTAGTGTGCGGCAACAGCTGCATCAGCTTGAGCTTCTTCTCGGCCTTGGCTGGATCGAACTTGAAGCGGAATGCGCGCTTGCGGCTGGCAGCCAAATCATCGAAGTGGCGCTGCACCGCCTGGTGGATGTAACGGCACGCAGGAACCTTCCCGCGCAACAGAGACCTTCCCCACGCCATCGCCTTGTCGACATTGGGGTGGGCAGATTTGGTCATCAGGTTCTCAGCAGGTTGGCAAATTCGTTGGTTTCTTTCTCCTTGTTACCGCCGATCAGGCGCGTACGACTGGCCGGATCGAGCCCAAGCATCGAGCCGAAGGTCACGATCTGACGCATCGTTTCGTTGGCAGCGGTCAGTGCTGGGTTCTTTATCGGGCCGCCCTGCGCACCAGCCACCACGATTCCGTGCTGCTGGACTGACTCTTGGGCCATGCGCCAGTTGTCATACGCAACGCAGAACGCTTCGACGTTGTGCAGATCGGTGATCGCCACGACGTTTTCGCGCAGCAATTCGGGTACAACCATGCGCCACATCTGGGCAGCGCGATTGCTCAACCACTCAGGCGGATCGACATCTGTGATTTTTGAAAACTCTGGCTCGGCCTTATTGAGCGCTCGCTTGCCAGGATTTCCGGCGAGCAATTTCTTGGCCGTCGGCTTGGGTTTGCGACCACGGCCGGCGACCGTGGCGGTGCCTCCCATCGCGCAACTCCTGGATTTTTAATTTCGCGGGTGTGAAAAAACGATTGAGGGCGCGGTCTAGAAGCGAAAAGGCCCAGACTTTCGACCCTCCCCCTCCCTTTCTGCGCGAATAGTTCTCATTTGTTCGTTTTTCACTGCTTTTCGGCCATTTTTCTGTTTTCAGCGCCGGGAATTGCCGAAACCACCGTCCTCGGAGGCCGTTTTGCTGGAGTGGCACGGACCACACAGGCTCTGCCAGTTGTCACGATCCCAGAACAGGGTCATGTCACCTTTGTGCGGGATGATGTGGTCAACATCCGTCGCCGCGACCACCTTGCCTACCTGCTCGCAGCATCTGCACAGCGGATGCTTGGCCAGCCAACCTGCCCGAGCCTGCTGCCACTTGTAGTTGTAGTGGCGCTTGGTGCTGCTCTCTCGAGGCTTGGCCCAGGTCGAACTCTTAAGCAGGTGGGCATGTTCATCACAGTACCGAGGGTTGCGGGTCAGCGTGTTGCAGCCCTGGGCGTTGCACGGCTTCTGCGGTCTCAGCGGCACGGGGTGCCGTCCATGTATGTCAGCGGGCGAGCATCAGGGTCGTGCTCGCCCTGGTCCTCTGCCAGTGCCTGGATCAACAGGCTTTGCTGCTCGGCCATCCGCTCGAGGATCGCCGTCTGCTTCTTCTGCTCATCCAGCAGACCTTGAATACCTGGCTGCAACTGAGCAGTCGCACCACCATCAAGCACAAGCATCTGAACGCCCATCCGATCAGCCACGGGTGCGAGGCTGTCTGCCATCCTTTTCCGCTGCTCCGCCGTCAGGGGGTGCGGGGTGGTCACCACCAACAGGTCGCCCTTCTTCGGGCTCACCTTCTGGCTCTGGTCTGAATAGTTTTCCTGCTCGCTCATATGCCAGCCTCGTCATCTTGTTTATCCATTCGCGCCGAGCAGCGCATCCACTGCAAGCCATCACTGGCCTACTCGGTTGAGCGCTTCATCCGCCTTGTCCGCGGCCTGGGCTGCGGTAGTCGCAGCCCTCGACGCCTTGTCAGCAGCGGTGCCAGTCTTGCGAGTCAGCTCTTCAAGTCGCTTGTCACGTTCGTCCATGGCGGTGTCATAGGCCTTGCGGATGTCGGTGACCTGGTTGCTCTGCTTCTCGGCAAGAGACCAGTACGCGGCCTGGTAGCCAAAGATGGCGCCGCCACCAACGAGAGCGAGCGCGATGACCCAGACCTCGAAGCGCCTCCACCAATGGCGGGCGATGAAGTTGATTGCGCATCTTTCCATCAGTTGTTACCTCCAAGTTGAGTGCGCAGACGGGAGATCTCCTGGCTCTGCGATGTCACCTTGTCAGTGAGTTGAGCGACCTGACTGGTCAGCGCATCAATGCGCCCTTCCATTCGACCTACAGCTGCGGCCAGTTCATTGCGTTCTTTGGCGAACTGATCGGCTCGGGCCTCGGCCTCTTTGCGAGCGACACGCTCCGAATCAAGCAGCTCGTTCAGGCGCCGCACGGTGCCGATGTCGGCATTGTCCATGACGCGCTCTGTGGCATCCCTAGAGAGGAACTTCCTCAGCCAGAGAAAGACGCCGAGCAGGATGGTGCCGCTGCCGCCCAGCCAAGCAAAGGCGCCAGGGCCGAGGTCGTTTGGATCCATCCGATACTCCAGAAACGAAAAAGCCCCGCACAGTGGCGGGGCTCAGAATTTTTGGTCGTCTCTCATAACGCGCAAGATCGACATGATGGGGTTAATTTACGGCCAGTCGGCCAATGGGTCAAGCGGCATCTACAAAGATTTGTTCGCTGTCGAATATCTCGGTCGCATGGATCACGGCCTGCTCTTCGAGCTTCTCCAAACGCTTGTGGATTCCGCCTCGCCAGTTGCGGCGTGTGCGTTCCGGCGAGCCGGCCAGGTCCCAGGTGTTCATGTCGTAGAACTCGACAGGCAGCACGATCATGTCAGTGGACCGCTTACCAACCTGAACGCCCTTCAGCTTCGGTATGGCCCAGGCCGTCAGCGCCTTATAGATGAACAGCTGCGGTGCCGGCGAAACCATGCGCGCTACCAACCTGCCAATGGCACCGACCTTGTTGGCCTTGTGCGTGGAGTACTTGGCCACCAGCACATCCCACTGGGCCGGGTCGAGCTGACGGTGCAGCAACGCATAGAGGCAGCAGTCGTAATCGAACTTGTCCCTGACCGACAGCGTGCTACCCGTGCCGCCCTGGCGCAGATCGGCGTCGATAAGTTTCTGCCATGACTGCTTGGTGCTGTTGTCGATGTTGTCTGCTGCCAGCACCCGAACCAGGGTGCTCATCACGTCCTTATACATAGCCATGGTTCAATCCCCTGTGTAGTTGGTGCCGCCGGCGCCGCGACGGTTGTTCTGTTCGTACTGCTGATGCGCGCCACCGGCAGCGCGGTTCGCCTTGGCAATCTCGTCCAGCGCCTCACGCAGTCTGGTGTTAAGCACCTGCACAACATCGATGAGCGGCAGCGCTTTAAGCGTTCTCCCGCAAACCCAGCCGGAGGCATGGCAGTTCTCGCAGGTCATTTGATGAAAGACACCCGTGTAAATGCCAGTGCCTCGGCAAACGGAGCACTCAACGATGAACTTCAATTCCCGGCGAAAGGCGGGGCCATGCTGCTTTTTCATCGTTTTTAAACCTCGCCTATGGTTGATTCTTGAATGGCCTTGCAGCCCTTGCTTTCCGTGGCTTCCAGCGAATTACCGGAATCTCCCGTTCTAACGCCGGTCAACCCGTGAATCAGGGCAAAACCACGCTGGTCTAGATGCGCGTGCCACTTCTCCAAGGCATCGCGCTTGCGCCCCATCACGTCGGATTGGATGTACACCTTCACGTTGTGACCCATGGCATGGTTAATCAGCAGTTCACCGATCAAGTGGTCGATGCCGATATCTGCCCAACCGGTGCGGGCCACCTTGCGCAGGTCGTGGCTGGTCCACTCACCACGTCCCAGGCGCGTGAACACGGCACTGGCCTGGCCCTCGCTCAGTGGCTTGCCGTTGCGAGCCGGGAACACGTACTGCCCGTCGTAGCCATTGGCGTACTGGCAGTCGCGGTAACGCTTCAGGATTTCGCACATCTGCTCGGTCAGCGGCAGGTGATGCTCGACGCCGGTCTTGGTGTGGTCGCCAGGGATGAACCACTCGCGCTCGGCCAGGCTGATGTGCGGCCACTGCGTCAACCGGCTTTCACCGATGCGGGTACCGTGACACAGCATCAACAGGGCCAGCATGGCGTCACGCGGAGCTGAGACGAACACGTCAGCCAATTGCTCGAGCACTTCAGGTAACTGGACGCCACGCAGCCGGGACGGCTTGATGCCGACCTTGGCCTTGGAGAAGTCGCTGAACTTGATGCCGGCCATGGGATTAGAGGCGATCAGGCCCAGCTTGAATGCCTGGCGAAAGGCCAGGGCAAGGAGCTGGAACACCAGGCGCACGTAATCGATGGATAGCGTCTCCTGCAATGGCCACATCAACTGGCTGTCCAGTGCGGCCTTGTCTACTCCATTCAAGGAAAGGTCGCCCAGTCGCGGGATCAGGTGGCATTTGATAGCCGAGGCGCCGGTTTTCTTGCGCTTGCTCGACAGGTTGCGATCACGGGCCATGCGCTCGGCGTACCAGGACAGCAGCTCACCGACGGTTGCCCACTTCGAAAGACTGGAGCCCTCGCCCGCTTCCAGGCGCAGGCGAATGGCCGGGAGTGCCGCAACCACCTGCTTGGTGTTCAGGTCGGGGTAGCTGCCGATCAGGTTCCACTCGCGCTTTTTGACCAGATACCAGGACGCGCGGTCACGGGCCTTGGTGAAGCGCAGGTAAAGACCGCGGTTGTCTGTGTCCCGCAGATCCCGCACGGCGCCGGCGGCCTGGCGCTTGATCTCGGCGTCGGTGATTTTTACGGCGGCGCTGCTCATGATGATGCCCTCGGCCAGATATTCAAGCCTTCCTTCTCGCCACCGTCGTAGCAACCACGAGCCCTGTTGTGTCGCTCATTCCAGCGCTCGATGGCGATCCGCATCACGTCAGCCACCTCGAGGTCGTAGATATGCTCAAATGTGCCGAGCGAGCACGTATTGATCTTTGGGCCTTGGGCGCCGCAGTCATGGCACCAGACATGCGCCTCGTACGCTTCATCGAAGTCTTCGTTCTGCTTGTGCTCTTCGAACACCTCTTCCTGGGAAATCCAGTTGTGCGCAATGATGCACGGCGGCCCTTCGCAGAATGGGCACGGATTCATCTTGATTGGCTCGATCATGCCGCAGCCCTCGTCTGTGGTTGAAGTAGGTAAGCCCGGATTGCCTCAAGGGCGTCGACGTGCCCGCGGCAGACGATGGCCAGGTAACCCTGATCGGTCAGCGCCTGCAGGTATGCGTCCTGGGCCGGGGAGACTGCGGCGTCATAGGGCGCCCGGGCTTTGAATTCGATGTAAAGGCCGAAGTACCCGCCGCGGGCCATGGGCAGTACCAGGTCGGGAACACCCGCCTTCACGCCCTGCTCTTTCAGCTTGATCGCCACCAGCTTGTGCCGGTGCCCACCGTTCGGGACGTGAAAAATGAGCTTGGCGGCGACTGGGTAACGCAGCGCGACTTCCTTGAGCAGCGCGGCCTGCTCCAGGCCCTCACGGTCGATGGACTTGGCGCGCACTGGCTTCGCAATGAATGGCTTCAAAGTTTCACCTTTCCTTCACTGATCAGGATGTCTTGGGTGCGCATGACGCCTTCGGCGAGGAACAGGCGGACCTCGTATTTGGTCAGCTCCCCGGGCGCACGCAGGCGTCCGTCGGCAATGTCGTGGCAGTAGCCACAGGCCCAGGCCGCCTGGAAGTCGTTGGGTTTCATGCCCATGCCGCAGGTACCGGCCAGGCGGTAGTGCGCCAGAACTGTGGTGGACGGCTCGCAAGAACAGCCAGGGAACCGAACCTGGCAGTCACGATCACGCGCGGCCTTCGTAAGTTTGCTCATTGAGCCTCCCGATACCGAATCTGGCCAGCAACTCTTGGCGGGCGGCCTTGCCATCCGTCTTGATACCCATCCGGGCGACCTGCGCACAGGCAACTCGCTCGGTGAGCTCCGAAGCCAGCTCGGCGGCCGATTTGTTGCCGTCGTAACCAATGCCCACGGCGATTTCTTCAAGCGGAAGCCCCTGCACCAAGCGGCGAATTGTTATGTCGTAAGCCCGGTCAAACACCTTGCTGGCCTTCTCGGGGATCAATTCGCCGAGGTTATGCAGTTCGCACTGCAAAGCAGCGTGACGGACCGCCGGGTGAGACCAGGTGCGCGCACCAAAACGGCTTGGGTGGGAGTTTTCGAGCGCCTCGCGGAACGCCTTGTCGTGGGAAGGGATGCCTAGCATCTCGGGAGTCGGCTGGCACCATTTGATGAACTTGCCGACGCTTGGCGCAAAGTCTCCGCCGATCTGCCGGCAGTTCTGCAGTCCGTACCGGATCTGCTCAAGGGTCGTTATCCCCGCAACGATGAACGCCTTGATCCAGCTGCGCTTGGCGGCATTCAGCGATTCGGCATCAGGCCAAGCCTGTTTCCAGGCCGGGAAAATTGCCTGCAATTCTTTGAACAGCGCGTTCACGACGTCGGCAGTACCCGGCGGCAACTGCTTCGGCTGAACCAGCATTACCGGCGGAAGATTGCCCATCGTGCTGAGCAGCTGCTCGGTGCTGCGTGGCTTTTTAATTTCCATCACAGATCCCCCAGATCGTTCGCCCAGCTGGTGTCATCGAAGTCAGGCGCCTTGCCCTGCCCCGAAGCTTTCACGCGTTCGCGCTTGACCCACTGAACCAGCCGGTAGCACCAGCCGGCGGAGGTGTCGATGGTTGATGGCTTGGCGACGAAGAACCCCATGAACGCCCGAATCGCCGCTTCAGGGACCGCATCGGCAGGAAGCCCGGCGATAGTGATTTGATCGGACAGCCCCTTCTCGTTCGGAACCCAGGTGGCGAACATGGCGAAGCGCTGGCGATCGTCCTGCGGTTCGATGGCGGCGTTGTTCTGTTCGGCGAGCGCGGCATCAATCTCGCGCTGCTGCAGCTGCTCTTCGGTTCCTTGATGGTTAAGTGGTGGATTGGGTGCAACTGCTGCACCCCGTTCTGTTCCAGGCTGCACCCCGTTCTGTTGTGGGTTGCACCCCGTTGCGTCATCTGCACCCCGTTTTGTTCGGGGTGCAGGATTTGCACCCCGCGATATCTGAAGGTCGTAAACGACTGGGCGGCGGTCATGGCGATCGATATGCACAGCCGCGATAGCCTGGTTGCCCTTCTGGATCAGCCCGGACTTCTCCAGATCGTCCAGCTTGTAACGTACGGTACGTTCGGATAGGCCTGTGTCTTGGGCCAGGGTGGAAGCAGATGGAAAGGCGCCGGTACCGTTGGAGCCGGCATAGTTGGCCAGGCACAGCAGCACATGCCGAGCGCTGGAGTCTTTGAGGGTTTGAACGGGCAAAGAGAGCGCCCATGACATTGCTTGAACGCTCACAGCGAAGCTCCGATATTCTTTTCAGCCAAATAGGCCAAGCCTTTGGGTGTCACGAGGGGTTGGAAGGCTGCACGATCCTCGCCGGTCTCGGGGTCGCTCTTCAGCGCCGTGACCTTGTGGACCAGATAGCCGGAGGTGATACGCGGCTGGTAGGCGGTCCAACGTTTGGAACCACCACGGTGGAAGATCCACCGGTTCTTCTCCAGCCACAGGAACAGCCGGGACGGCGGAACCTGAAGTTGTTTGGCGGCATCGCTAATGCAGATCGCGCCGAAGGCCGATGCCAGGCGCTTGATGGCAGCGACCTTCGGTGCCTGATCCAGAATAACCAGTCGAAGAGATTGGTTTTCCTTGGCTTGGTCGGCGGCCGCCTGAAGTGCCTCTGCGTAGGTCGCCGGAATTTGGAACTGATCCGCCCTCGCCTCCAGCTCCTGCCAGCGATCAATGATCCGCGCGCGCAGTTCGACGTTGTAGCCGGAGACCACCACCAGAGTGTCGCGCTGGGAAAGCAGGAACTCCCGATAGACCTGACCGTTCTGCGGGTGGATATAGGGGGTGTCGTTTGAAGAAACGACACCCTTTGCAACCAAGGCCCGGACGGTTTTCAGCACGTTGTCGTGCGTGCTGCCGGCCAGCTCGGCGATTTCGCGTGAAGACATAGTGTGTCGCGACACGTTTTGTTCATGACGAAAAAGTGTCGCGACATGGGGGGTATTGCCTGGAGCGGTATTGGTGTTCATAATGGCCCCACTGTGTTTTACAAGTTGTTGAAAGGACCGCCCTGCCAGGCGGTTTTTTTATGTCTGCGATTTGGGTACTGGATGAATCAACAGCTAATCCAAATCACTTTTACCCCTCTCGCAATTGGCGGAAAATCTTCCTATCAAGTGCTTACGCTACTGATCTCTGGGACGGGAAAGGCCTTACCTCTTCCGCAACAAAAGAGCCATCCGCACGCTCGGTTACGAAAATATCGCGGCCAACGCGCAAGGCCTTGTTCAAGGCGCCTTGGCTCATGCCCAAAAGGGAGGCCGCTTTGGTCTGGCCCTTTTCCACTGCGAACTCTTTGAGAGTGATGCGGCTCATCGCCATATCTCCGTTGGTATCCATGGCGCGAGATTATCTCCCATGGAGATACTTTGCAACTCCATTGGAGATGGTGAGTTATTGCCTTTGGGAATATTCTTGAGAAATGACTAACGAAAGACGCCCGCTGCATGACTGGGAAAAGGCTGAATGTGCTGCTCTGAAGGCGGCCCTTTCGGCTTTTAACTCTCAGCGCCCTAAAGAAAAACGACTTACCCAAGAAGAAATTGCGTTGTCGCTTGGCATGAGCCAGGGAACGCTAGGAAGCCATTTGAACGGGCACCGCGCGATAAGTCATAAGCTCGCTGTAGGCATGGCTAAGCTTCTCGAAGTCCCGGTGAAAAGCTTTAGCTCTCGAATTGCAGAAGAAATTGGTGAGATGGCGTCAGCGGCAGGAGTCAATTCCAGCGCCGCCAACGACGCAGAGACTCCGCAGCGCATTCCGCCCCGGCACTTTGATCTGGCTGATGATAAGAGCTATACAGGCGTGCTCCAGCTCACCGCTCGCGGATCTACCGGAGATGGTGAAGACAACTCACACGTCGAGATCCGTGGCGTCATGGCGTTCAAATCGGAATGGCTGCGCGCCAATCATCTGAACCACCGCCACCTTGATGTGATCTATGCCAACGGGCACAGCATGGAGCCGACCATTAACGATGGCGACGTGCTGCTGATTGATGAATCCAGACTCGAACCCAAGGATGGGCAAATTTTTGCCATGCAGAGCGAGTCGAAAGGCACGATAGTGAAGCGCCTGATCAAGTCAGACTTCGATGGCTGGATTATCCGCAGTGATAATCCAGACAAGGCTCGCTACGGCGATGAGACGCTGCGCGACGGAGAAATAAACGAGGTCCGGATTATCGGTCGAGTTGTCTGGCGCGGCGGCATGCTATAGCCGATCTTCGACGCCCCCGTACCTCTTCCAATGACTACCCGCCGCTGAGCGGGTTTTTATCGCCTTCGAAAATAATTATCTCCATTGGAGTTGACACGAATATTTCCATGGGAGATATTTACTCCATCGCCGGATAACAACCGGCCAGATGGAAGGCAGCGATGAACCGGCCTCAACGGTTCAGATGGGTGGCCACTACCCAAGGCGCGCAGCGTAAAGCGATCAAAAAAAGTGTTCTGGTGGGCTGGGCCGCGACCAGGTGAACAATTTGAATGAGCCCGTACCGCGCCAGCAGCGCCGAAGGGACGGAAATTTTCACTGATGCACCTGGTTGTCCGGGTGCATTGGGAAAACAACCGGAGCATAACCATGAACGCAGACGAACGAAGGGTTGCCGCGCCAACTCTGCAGGAGCGAATTGAAGCCGCCCTGATGACCTTGGCTTGTCATGGGGACCCAGGCCTCAGGACGAAAATGAGCCTGATGTATCCGAGTGAGGACATTGCCCCGATCAGCTGCTTGAAGTTCGCGACGATTGTCCTCAGCCGGACAATAGCTGCTTCATTACAAGCTTTGCCTCCTGGGGAGATTGAGAGGACTTCGAAAGAGTTAGCTGAATATCTCTTTTCAGAATTCGAATGTCCGTGACGGCATGCCAAAAGCCATTGGCTACCAAGATGGCATCACCAACCTTGATCGGCTCATCGCTCTCGTAGCTCTTCGGGCATGAGTCATCAAAGTCATATCCGTACTTCAGTATGAATTTGCGCATAGCAAGTTCGCCCTCCTTTGCAGGCTGTGTTGTGTGAGAGCGCTCAGCCTAGCGCAAAGCCCGTCACCTGGGCAGTGGTGAGGTGGCCGCTGGCCACCTACTAATTTCCCCGAGGGTTCGAAATGGACGCAACAATCATCAGCGGCGCATGGAAGGGTCATCTCGGACGCGGCCTTGCGCCAAAGGAAGTTCAGTACCTGCTGGGCACCGCCCAGGGCAAGACAGCAAAGGAGATTGCCCGCCAGTTCGACGTGGCGGCCTGCACCGTGGCCAAGCGTCTTTCCTGCGCCATGTTCAAGCTTGGCGTGACCCGCCAGACAGCGGCGGTCGCCGAAGCCATGCGCCGGCAGATCATCTCGCCGATGTGCTTCGTCCTGGCCAGCCTGATCGCCATGCACGCAATGATCGGTGACGACTCAATGCGTCGTGATCGCCGAGTACCGGAACGCCGTACGGCCCAGGTGCGGATGGTGCGCCGGGCCGAACAACCCGTGTTGCTCGCCTAATTCATCCACCAGAGGCACCCACCATGAAGCACGCTACAGCAATCTCCCAGCTCGAAACCCACGCATCCAACTGCGAAAACAACGCAGCCATCCAGGAGCGCGAAGGCGAACACGAAAGTGCCGCTACCAACCGCTCTAACGCTGCCGACTACCGCCAGGCAATCGAAGCGCTGCAGGCCGAATAAACATCACTTCTGCCCATTCAATGAGTGGGCAGCGGGATGGCAGAGGCCTACGGAAATGGGCGAACTACACGTATGAACCCCATATAAAAGTAATGGTGACGTGGAAGTCCGGTGCAAGCCCAGGCCCGAGCACCTGGTACTCCCCAGCACCAGGCCGCATCGGAGTGTGATCTGTTTGCCCCGCAATGGGTGGGCCCAGTAATGGGAAGCCGGAGCGGAGGAATATTGGAGGCGAAAGCCGGTAAGCCGGGCAGCCAAGACCGGACGACAGATCACACCCCGATGCGGACGACCAATACCGCTATGCGGCCACCTGCATCAACCACCAACTGGAGAACACCATGCTCCTACTGATCCTGATCGGTGCCACGCTGAGTTTCGAGAGGCCAGAACCTCGAGTGCTCGCAAGCGTGCCAGGCGATCAAGTGCGCCTCCACCGTGAGGCATGGCGATGTCCCACCGGGGTCTCGGCGTTCTGGCGCTGACGGTCCCGCCAAAAACTCAAACGACTGCATCCGAGAATGGCCCGAACGTCCAACGGGCCTTTCTTTTGCGCGCCTTTACCCGTCAGCACCCTCCCCTGGGCCCACCGGCACATACCAGGCGGTCAGGGTGCTGACGAATAAACGCAACCCACTGAGGTATCCACCATGCACGCATTAATTCAACAGCGCGTAGACGGGGTTGCGGCCCTGCACGTTCGCTCCCGCATCGCCACCGAAGACTTCTACGCCATCATCGGCATGGAGCCACCCGTGCAGAAGATTCGCTTTCAGATCCGCACCGCCGGCAAGGCTTACCACATCGTGGAGCTCGCCACCGGAAAGGTGAAGGGCTTCCGCTGGACCTGGAAGGATGCCAGCAACTTTGCCCAGGCCCTGGAATCTCGTGCAGACGGCGTGAAGGTGACGCTGTCGGGTGGTGCGCAATGATCGGCGTACCGACGCCAAACCCGAAAGACGCTGTGATTGCCGACCTTAACCGCCAGATGGATGCGTTCTTCGGCGCGGGCAATTCAGTTGAAGAAATCGCCAGCGGCGTATCAGGCGAGAAAGGCGGACCAATCAAAAGCACTCGTAGCGAGAAGCTGCGCGCCGTGCGGGACAAGATAGCGCCGCGGTTAAAGCGCCTTGTCGACGATGGGTATTCGCTGCACGAGGCTTGCCTGGAAGCCGGCGTTGACTACAAGCGCGCCAGGCTGATCGCCAGCGAAAACAACTTCAAGCTGCCCAGCAACCCATGAGGCGGATCAGCAACCAGGTGCGAAAGCGCCGGCGGCAGGCATGGCTTGATTTGCCAGCACATGAAATCGAAGAGGTAGGCCATGGCCGAGGAAGAGCTGACAGCGGAAGCCAAGAAGCAGCGCCGCAAGCGCGAGAAGGCAGCAGCGAAGGACGCTGCATTGGGCGTCGAGAAGTTTACGGTTGAAGTGGCCGGGGTGTTCAAGGGCGATCTTCGAAAGGTGATGAAGGCCCACGGCATCAACAACCAGCAAGACATTCACCAGCGGCTGATCATCAACCTGATTGCCGCTGACTTCGATACCCAGGCCCAGATGCTCAAGTGTGTCACGACACCTTTTGTTGTTTCTGAAAAGGTGTCGCGCATCATTCAGGCAGCCGGAATGAAATCGTTGGCCGACGATCCGCCCGAGCCTGACGATGAAGTTTGTGAGCCGGTGGCTGTTACCACTTCAGCGTAACTTTGCCACCACCCGCAGCACCCAATCGAACCAGATCATTCGTTGGCAAGCCTCCGACACCCGTTAGTGTTAAGCCACCACCTTTACTTGATGCTGCGGCCAGACGAACAAGATCATTGACTTGTCTGCCTTGGGCATTCAACTCCAGTGCCGCACCGGCAGCCAGAATCCGCACCAGATCATTAACTGCTATCGCATCAAAGCTCATCTGCTCTCTCCATGACCCGGCTCCATGCCGGTCACCCGTAATACCCCAACCCAAACCAAATTGCCACCACCGGACTCCGGAGGGCGGCGCTTACCCGGAGTAATTCCATGACCAAGCAAGCACAGCAAACAGTACTCGCCGCCGAACTCCCAGAGCGCGGCCAACCTCTGGCCGGCGGCGTGTTCGTCACCCGCTACTGGCTCAACGGTGTAGAGCGCGCCCTGATCCTGTTGCCTGACGAACTCAGCGGGCCGTGGGGCGAGTACGGCGTCGAGATCAAAGGCGCAGGCAGTTACAGCGACGGCGAAGCCAACACCCGTGCAATGGCTGAAGCTGGCAGCGTGATTGCCATCAAGGCGCTGGAGTTGGGTGGCCACATCCCGTCCTGCCTTGAGGGGCAGCTGGTGATGGCAGCCAAGGCCGATGGCCTGGTGGTGCTGAACGAAGAGCGCTTCCATTGGCTGAGCTCGCAGCGCGCCGCCTACACCGCCTACATCATGGACTTTGAAGATGGCTGGCTCAGCCTCACCGGCGAGGGCGACGAGCGGCTCGCGCGCCCTGTCCGCAGCCTCATCATTCAGTAATTCATTTCTTCATTCGTTTTTCGCAGGTGATTCCCGGGAGCGCCAGGACGGCGCTCAGACCAGAAGCTCGTCGGGAAGCGCCGGCTACCTGCACCCTTATCTCGCTTACAGGAGCATCCCATGCGCGCAAATCAACTGACCACGTATACCCAAGGCGATTTGGTTATCAGCAGTCCGGACCAATCGATGGTGCTCAAGCTCGCAACGCTCGCCCTTGCCACTGAGCCCGCAGTCACCGAAAGCCATATCCCTGCCATCGGCCAATACTGGCCCGGTGAAGGCGGCGTGAACGGGGGCCTATTCCCTGGCGGTGACAAACCCTACTACTTGATCGTGCCGACTGGCAGCGATGCTGAGGCGGCCCATGAGTGGGGCGGCTACGGCCAGGAACTCGACGGTGCCAAATCCCTATGGGATGGACAGGAGAACACCGCATACCTGGCAAGTAGCAACCGGGAGCATGACCACCCTGCCGCCCAGTTTTGCGCCGCATTCGAGCGTGACGGGCACAAGGACTTCTATCTTATGGCGCGTCGTGAGGCGTCCTTCCTCGAAATCACGGTTCCACAGGTATTCACCCAGGCTTACCACTGGACCAGTTCGCAGCGCGCCGCCCTCTACGCCTACTACATGGCCTTTGGTGATGGCTGGCTCCTCTACCACGTCAAGTACGTCGAGCGGCTCGCGCGCCCTGTCCGCAGAAAGTTTATTTGATCATTCAATTCTTCATTCATGGGTGCAATAGCACCCTCGCTTTTCAGGAGGCCAGGGATGGCGCTGCATACGGATTTGGAAATCCACAAGGTAGCCGAGGAATTGCTCGGGCTTTCGCTTGACCTGGTGCGCAATATCCCGCGCGACCTCAAACAGGTTGTCGGGGCAAAGATCCGGGACGAGTGCTTGCAGGTCCTGGTGCTGATCGGCCGGGCCAACATGACCCGGGACAAACTGCCCCAGATCAACCTCCTACTTGAAAGCATCTGGATGCTCAACTACTTGCTGCGCGCCCTCACCAATCGAGGATTGATCAGCAAGGGGCAGCACGCCAAGGCAATGAAGATGACGGCCTCTGTAGGTCGACAGGCAAACGCCTGGAAGAAGTCCGCAACCGCGCCCGCTGCTTGAGGGTCAAGGCCCTCTTGCCTGTGCGCAAAATCTGGTCGAGCCGCTGACCTCCGGGTCACCGCCATGCGCACAACAGATACCGCCGGTCTAAAGCGTCCGCGTAGGTCTCGCGCAGTTTCCGAACTGATCGGTAATGCCTTCGATTCGGCGATGTAGATAGCTCGACAGGTCGCAGCGCACCGCCAACAACGCCTACAACATGGACTTTGAAGATGGCTGGCTCAACAACAACGACAAGAACAACGAGCGGCTCGCGCGCCCTGTCCGCAGATTTAAGTGTTGCTCCCTTCCAGTTCGAGGATCTCGTCCAGGCTTACTACGACTGTCGGCGCAACAAGCGGAACTCCGCGAGTGCCCGGTTGTTCGAGAAGGATATGGAGATCAACTTGCTGGAGCTGTACGACGACCTGATTGCCGGCACTTACCGGCCAGGCCGATCCATTTGTTTCGTTGTCACCCGACCCAAAGCCCGCGAAGTGTGGGCGGCAGCCTTTCGGGACCGCGTCGTCCACCACCTCATGTACAACCATGTGGCACCGCGCTTCTACGCCAGCTTCATAGCTGACAGTTGCGCATGTATTCCAGGGCGCGGCACGCTGTACGCCGCCACCCGACTTGAATCAAAGATCCGTAGCGCCAGCGAGAACTGGTCAAAGCCGATCTTCTATCTGAAGTGCGACCTAGCCAACTTCTTCGTTGCCATCGATAAGGCCGTGCTGCGCAAGCAACTGGAAGCCAGGATCACCGAACCCTGGTGGCTGGCCCTGGCTACGCAGATCCTCATGCACGACCCGCGTGAGGATTACGAGACCCGCAGCCCGGCGCATCTGTTCAACCGGGTGCCGCAGCATAAGCGCCTGGTAGCCCAGCCCGCGCACCTCGGCCTGCCGATCGGCAACCTGTCGTCGCAGTTCTTCGCCAACGTCTACCTCGATGCACTGGACCAGTTCGCCAAGCATCGCCTGGGCGCCAAGCACTATATCCGGTATGTCGATGACTTCGTGTTTCTGCATGAATCGCCTCAGCAGCTGAACCGATGGCTGGCCGAGGTCGAAGCATTCCTGCCCAGGCTCGGCGCCAAGTTGAACCCCACCAAGACGATCCTGCAGCCAGTGGATCGCGGCGTCGACTTCGTTGGCCACGTCATCAAGCCTTGGCGGCGCACCACCCGCAAGCGATCACTGGCCCAGGCCCTGAAGCGAACAGCCGCGGCGCCGGCCGAGGATCTGCGCGAGACGGCCAACAGCTATTTCGGCCTGCTCAGTCAGGCCAGCCACAGCCATGCGGACCGGGCAGCACTCGCCCGCGTCGTGCTGAAGCGCGGCAATAGCGTCAACGCCGCGCTGACCAAAACCTTCCAGAAGAAATAACTCCCCACTCTACTGCCTGGGCATGGCTCGGCAAGGACTCCCCGTGAAACGAATTTACCTCAGCGGACCCATGAGCGGCTTGCCAGGGCTGAACTTCCCCACCTTCCACAACATGACCGCCAGCCTCCGCGCCAGCGGCCACACAGTCACCAACCCCGCCGAGATAAACCCAGAAGGCGGCACCTGGACCGACTGTATGCGCCGCGACATTGCCGCCCTGATGGACTGCGACACCGTGGCCACCCTGCCCGGCTGGGAGCATTCAAAGGGCGCAAAGCTGGAGGTTCTGATCGCCGAGAAGCTCGGCATGACCGTTGTGGATGCCCATGATCTGGTAACGAGGGAGGCTATATGAGCAGTCAATGGAAACTGGTGCCGGTTGAACCGACCGAAACCATGGTGATAAACGGCTTCGAGTCGGAGCCGAACGAGTGCTTTTCCGATGAGGAGGTCTGGGAACAGTACCTAGAAATGAGCGGCTGCCAGCAAGCGGCGTTCCGCGCGAAGCTGTGCTGGGCCGCCATGCTCGCCGCCGCTCCGGAAGCGCCTGTCACCAATGAGCGTTCCGACAAGGACTATGCCATTGAGCATGCCGAGTACATGGCCAAGTCAGCCGATGATGTGCTGGCGAAGTTCCAGGCATACGGCCTGGCCCTTCTGGCCGTCGATGAGGGCGGCGACGATGGTGAAGGTGAGTTGCTCGAAAATATCGACTCAACCCGCGGCGACCTGCAGGAGTCACTGGTAGATCTGCGCAGCATGGTTTACGAGTTCCGCAAGCGTGCCGCCAAATCCCGATAGGAGTACATCCGTACTCCTGCGAAAAACCTGTAACCCCTCCCCCTTCAAAGTCAGCCGCTATAGCGGCAAGGAACCCGGCATGCCTGAAGAAAGCCAAGTCGCCAAGCCTCTCCAGGTGGAGCGATCGACAGTAACGAAGCTGGTGATCACCGGTGCACCACGCCTCGATCCGATAACCGTGTTCCTTGAGGACTTCGGGCGGCGCGACTGCCCTACCGAATCCGATCCGAACTACCAGACGGCCCAGGGCAAGATCACCATCAACTGCTGGGACAACAGCTGGAATGCGTACTGGGGCGGCATGGGCCCACGTACCGTCGCCGAGTTCGTCACGAACTGCGGTTGGGACTATGTCCTGAATTGCTTGGATCGCGGCATCAGCCCCACGGTCTTCAGCGGAAACGCGCTGCATACCCTGGCCAAGAAGTGCATCGTCCAGCGCCGCCGGCAACAGACAGGGCGACACGACTGGGAGCTGGGCGAGCTGAGCAAGGACGAGGCCCGCGAGCTTTGGCATGAAATCGACTCATTGCGCGGTATCGAGAGCTCGAATGAGTGCTGGCATCAGAGCAAACTGCTGACCGAGTTATTCGGTGATGAATGGCATTACCCGCTCGACGGTAAGGCTGTGGAAGAAAACCACAAGTTCACCTACCTACGGCGGATTGTCGAATCCGTGCAGCAGGCATTGCGCCAGGAACAGCAGGCGGTGACGCCATGATCGCCACCCTCTGGTTCGCCTACGTATTCATCTACAAGGGGCCAAGGCCATGAGCGATTCGCCGAAGATCATTGGTTTCATGGATCACGGAAAGACAAATTGCGGCCTTCTCGTGATGAGCCGTTGGGATGAGCCTGATCGCGCCGGTAACTCAAAAGACCTGCAGCGCTTTGTAAAGGACGTGAAGCGCACCGGCCTAGTCCACTCCCGCATTGAGCGCTTCGAGGGCGACCAATTCCCTGAATGGGTTGGTGAGCTGCACTGCGACGATCTGCAATGTCAGTGCCGGCGCTACCTCCGCACCAAACAAGCCTAACCCCAATCCCCCTACATGCCTGCCGGTGAGCGGAGTCAGAGCAACTGACTGTCGATCCATCGTTCAGCTGCCGCCATCGCGTCATCAAGCGCTGCCGGATAGTCAGGCCAGGGGCCTTCCAACTCTGCTGCAACCTCACCCAAGCCATTGATGGGTGCAGCTTCAATGATCTTCGCGGCAACAGGGCTTTGGTCGTTCGGGCGGCGCCAGTCGAACTTGAGAAAAATCACGTGGCCCCGGTAAGCGTGCGCTATCGGAGCATCGAAGTTGTGTGACACGTCCATGCCTCATCACGAACTTAGTTGAACCCTTTTGTACACCGCTTCGGTCCTGTTTGAAAGATAGGCAGAAAGCTATCACTCCAATCCCCTATATGCCGCCCCGCGCGGCTAGGACACACCCCATGTTCGCTATGAAACTCACCCTGACTGTACTGGGCGCCCTGTTGTACTTGGTAGGAACCCTTGGCTGGTTCTTCTGGGCCGGGCCTGACCTTGTTGGCACAGGCACCACCGAGGCGCTGCTCTACGCGTTTGCCGGCACATGCGCCTGGTTGCTGATCAGCTTCGGCCTGGCAATCCACATCATCCAAACAGCGCGGCCCGCGGGCTCACTAGACAAACCAGAGGCATAGAGGTGCACATGATGGAAATGCAAAGCGAAACCCTTGCCGAAGAAGAGATCGCGGCAATCACTGGCTATATGATCCCGTCGCGACAGATCGCCTGGCTCAACCTGAATGGATGGAAGTACGTGCTGACGCGGGCGCGCCGGCCAGTAGTGGGCCGGGTATACGCCCGGATGAAGCTGGCAGGCGTAAAACCCTCAGCAGAAAACGTTGCGGCCGAAGCCTGGTCGTTGGACTTGTCACGAGTAGGATAAAAAGATGCGAGCGAAAAAGGCGGCAAACAGGGACCTGCCGCCGCGAATGATTCGGCGCGTACGCACGCTGAAAGGCGGTAAAGAATGGGTGGGCTACTACTACGACGGGAGAAATGAAGACGGGAAGCGGGTGGAAATCCCGCTCGGGGGTGATTTGGATATCGCCAAGGCTGAATGGGCAAAGCTTGATTGCAAGCCGGTGCCGAAGAAGAACGCCCTGCTGGCCCAGGTGTTTGATCGTTACGAGCGGGAGATCATCCCAGGCAAGAAGCCCAAGACGCAGAGTGACAACCTGCTGAGCCTTAAACAGCTTCGCAAGGCTTTCAACGACGCTCCCATTGATGCGGTTTCGCCACAGATCATCGCGCAGTACCGGGACAGCCGGACTGGCAAGGTTCGGGCCAATAGGGAGATATCTCTACTGTCCCACATCTACAACATTGCGCGTGAGTGGGGGCTGACCGAAAACAACCCCGCTGCCGGCGTCCGCAAGAACAAAGAGGTGCCGCGTGACTTCTACGCCACTGAGGAAATTTGGGGCGCCGTGTATGCAGTCGCAGCCTCGGAACTACGTGACGCTATGGACCTGGCCTACCTGACTGCTCAGCGCCCGGCGGATACGCTGTCCATGCGGGAGGCGGACGCCGTGAACGAATTCCTGCAAGTATCCCAGGGCAAGACATCGAAGAAGCTACGCATTCGCCTGACCGCTGCCGGCGCACTCAATGACCTAGGCGCCTTGGTTGCAAGGCTGATAGAGCAAAGGCGCTTCCGCGGCGTGCGAAACCCTTACCTGATAGTCACCGAAGACGGCAGGCAGGTGACTAAGCACATGCTCCGGCTACGCTTTGACGATGCTCGCGACAAAGCAATCGCCATCGCCAGAGAGGCAGGCGATGGTGTTCTTGCATCCAGTATTGGACAGTTTCAGTTCCGTGACATCCGCCCGAAAGCTGCCAGTGAGATTCTGGACCTGGGCGATGCCAGCCGCCTGCTGGGGCATACGGACAAGCGGATAACCGAGACGGTTTACCGTCGTGTTGGGGAGATTGTGAAGCCGACACGCTGA